TCTCCACCTTCTTCTAGCCTGACGGATTCTAGAATTAGGATCGTTACGAGTTTTAGCTGATGATCTTTTTAATTGTCCTAGTGATCTTGCGCAGTATGATTTTCTACGTTTTGCAGCTTTTGATCCAGGCTTCACTTTTCCTGTCACGGCTGTTTTTAGTTTGCTTCCAGGGTTTGCACGTCTGTAAGCTCTTACACCTTTTGCTGTCATTCCAGCTCCAGATTTTGTTGGTCTATAATTGGCGTTCGGGCCTTTTGTAGTTTTTCTAATAGACATTATTATTTTTGTGTAAAAATTTTATAGACTTTTTTAACATCCTCAAAGTCTAATTTTTTAATTCCTTTTTTCTCTAAAAATTTATTAAATGTTTTTTGAGAATCCCTTAATGCAGGAAAATCTCTTTTTGGTTTAGTTCCAGTTGAATATTTTTTTCTTTTTTTAATCATTATACTTCTACCATCCTAGTCATGTTTATTATTCCACCATTCATAGCTTTTTTTCTTTTTGTAAATGTTGCAACGTTAGTTGGTTTAGGACCTTTGTTACTTACAGCTCTTTTTCGTCTGACAGCACTCGCCTTTTGCGAGCTTGTCATTCGTGTGGCTTTTGCAAGTGGGACGCATTTTGGATAAGCTCGTTTGCTGCCCTTCGATCTCCCGCAAGGTTGATATTTCCCGTTCTTCTTCGGGGCTCCGATATCCACCCACTTCTCGTCTAGCCATTCTTTAAGTCCTTTTTTAGCCATTAGACATTCTTAAAAGCTTTTCTTCTGTCTCCCATGATAGCACCGCAACCTTTGGTGTATAACTTTTTACTTGTTGATCCACCTGTGTTCATTTTCTTTCTACCCACTTTGCCTTTGCAATATTTAGAAGCCCAAATGTTCGCATATGCACTGGGGTATACCTTGAACTTTTTCTTCGCTGCGGCTTTACCTGCTGGACAAAGTTTAGCCATTATCTCATTTCTTTTCCGAATCCTCTTTTAGCTTTTCCTCTAGAGCCTGCTTTAAGTTCTCTTACGACTCTTTTCTTTTCAGCTTTTAGATTCTTCTTACCTTTTTTAGTGTATGCTTTTTCTGCATCTACTCTTCCAAGTTCTTCAAGACGATTCATTCTTTTAGTATTTTTTGCGTGGCCACCTTTTTTCATTCCACCTCTGTCCATTAGTTCAGTAGGTTTTCTTTTTGATTTTTTATCCACTCCGTATCCTCTAGAATACATTGCAGATCCACCACCCATTTTTTTCATACGGCCACCATCTTTGTAGCCCATTATTTTTTTCGCAACATCAGGTCTTTCTTCCGCTAAAGCGTTCATACCTTCTGTAGGATATTTCTTTTTATCTCCTGGCATATTATTACCCCGTTTGTGTATTTTTTTTGATTTCCCCTTTTTTCTTAAGTTCCATCATGCTTTTATCTTTTGCCGAGTAAACTTTACCATTTGCTTTTTCGTGATCAGGTCTAGGTCTTACTCTAGGCTTTGGTTGATAGTCAGTTCTCATTATTTTTTTCCTCCTTGGCCATTACGCCATATTTGTGTTCCCTTTATACCATAAACGCTCGCAACTACAAGGATCCATAAATTTGTGAACCATGTCGGCAGTGACGCGAAATGTTCAAAGAACAGTTTTACTTTATCCATAGCGGTGGGATCTTCCGATATAACCGCCCAAGCCAAAACTAACACGGGCGCAGACAAAATCAATAAAATAAATTCGTCCTTATAATCATTTTGACGAGCTTCTAGTAATTTTCCCTGATACTGCTCTTCACCTCGAGCTTGCTTTTCGGCATGCAATAGCTGTGCCTCAGACATTGCCATCTTTGCCTTCTGCTTATTGGCATAAATCTTGCTTCCAGCAGATACGGCTAATTTAATTGCCGATAACCACATATTAGTACCAAGTTACAGTTGATCTTTTGTTTTTTAGCATTCTTCTTTGACCTTGTACTCTGTCTTTTTGAGATTCATTTGGTTTTGACATCTCAACAGGTACTCCGCCTTTTAAAAGACCATCTTTGTTTGTAAATTTTTTAAAATCTACATGTTTTGACTGAGTTTTAATCATAAGTCTCCTATTTTTTTCTCAATTTCCTTAATGTTATAGCAAGTCGAGCCTTTTGTCCAAGCTTTCCTTTCTTTTTTGCTGCAGCTTTCAATTTTGAAGCAGGTATTTTTTCACCTTTTTTAACTCCAAGAGCTTTTCTTAATGATCCTGGTTTTTTAACTGCTTTTTGTATCCACTTTTTAGTCATTATCTGTCGTTTTTAAGGGCGTTTTGTAATAAAGTTTTTTCAAGTGAAGTTTCAGCTCTCATTTCTGCTAATTCTTCGTTCTGTTCTAATTTATTGTCTTGGTTTTGTTGATTCATGACGGCTTTCATACGATCTAAATCAATTCTTTTATTCTCATATTCTTTTCTTCTTTGGTTTTCAGCCGCTCTTAAGTCTAATTCTCTAGCTTTTAACTTAGCAAGAGGGTCATTATCAAACTGAGAAGTAATATCTTTTTCTTCCTTCATAAATTCTTCAGTCATTTCAGCAATCAACACAGCTTTTCTTGCTTCAAACTTGTCTGAAAACTGTTTTAACTGCATTTGAATCTGTGGATTTTGTGCCATTGCAGGATTTACTTGAGCTTGTTGTTGTATTTGTTGAATTTGTTGAATGTCTTCGGCCATTTCCATTTCAGTTTGCTCTTGTGCCATTAATGAAATGTGTTCAAAAATATTTTTTTCTAAACTCGCCATGATAAGTGGATTATTTCTAGCAATGTTAGTTGCCATAAAATTCATGTGAGCTGTTATGTGCGCTCTATGGTCTTGTCCAGGGAAAGCTTGAAAAGGTTTTCCACCCATCGCATCAATATGTTCTAATGCAGGATCTTTTGGAGCAGGTGGTTGAGGACGTATTAATATTGAATCTACATCTTTTACACCTAATGCTTCATACATGTTTCTATAAACATTATATGTGTTGTGAATTTTTGGGTTTGACATTGCCAGCTGCAACTCTGTTTGCGCTAAAGATATTCGCTGTGATTGAGAGAAAATATTTGGGTCAGCAACTGGCAATATATCTATCCTGTCATCGAAGTCCAATTGTTTAATCATTCTTTGACCACCGACAACATCGTATGGATATTCTTGAGGTAAGTATGTTTTAAATACTTGCGATAATAATTTAAATTCTTCTTTTAAGGCTGCGTAAATTCTTTTGTGGATTGCAGACATTGTTCTGCTTCCTCTTTCAAGCAAGGCGACTGTCGTTCCCACCGCGGCTTGCTGATTACCCTCACCTATTTGCAGGTCTGCTATTGAAGCAAATCTTTGTCCTGCATTAACTACGACACCCATAAGCTGTAACAGAGTTGATGAAGGCTCTTTGTATGGAAGCATCATAAAGGCATCTCTAATACTTCCACCTGGCGCATCTACATCTCTAAATTCTCCTGGTTGAATTGATTGTGCATCATCTCTAATTCTTATTCCTCTTTGTTTAAATCCAGCGGGTAGATTTGATAATGTTCCTGCATCTAACAAAGATCTTAAAGCAGCCGTCGCAGTTCTTGATAAACCGCCAATCATGTGAATTAAACCAAAACCGTAAAAGCCTAGTCCTGGTAAAAATTTAAAGTGTACAAAGTAATTTACTTTTTTCTTTAGTGGGTCTTCTTGTTTGTAGTTTCTTCTTATAGATAAAATTTCTTTTGAGTCTTCTTCAATAGTTACGATGTAAGGTAATTTAATTCCTGTTGGTTCACCGTCCTGTCCTATATCTTCAAATCCATCTAAATCTAAGTCAACATGGAACTCAAGCAAAGTATGCATGTCTTCGTTTTTCCCGGTTTTTTTAATACCCTCTAGCTCATGTTCTTTTTTTTCAATTTCTGTTTCATGTGCTTGTCCAGGTTGAGGTATTTCTACATCTCTGTAGAAACCCATGACCTGTTGTTTTCTCAAATCATTTTCCGTAATCTTAATTACGTGAACGATAGATTCCGCATCTTCTAATGAGGTAGCAGAATATGGAACTACTAAATCGTCCGCAGGAACAAACTTAGAAACAGCTCGTCCTAATAAATCATCATAGTAAACTTTTTTAAAAGTTGATCCAGCTAGTGGAAGATGAAATAACATAGAATCAAACTCAGGTTCGTATTCCCTCATTTGATCCATGATTTGATAATTCATAAATTCTTTTACACGATTTGCTTGTTGAATTTTTTGTGGAGTATTGATTCCTAAAATTTGTGTTCTTACTGGTCCAGTAGCTGGGAGTAGCTCTTTATAAGCGAGCGCCTGAAACTGAGTAACAGCTTCAGCAAGTACCGGGTGAGTCGCGCCCGAGGCACCTTGAAACGGTTCTGATTTTTTTTCATATTTAAATCCTAATAAATCAAGTCCAGTTGTGTATGTGTGTTCCCAATCTTTTCTTGATGCTTTGTAATCTCTATAATTTTCTAATAATGTTGTACCTAGTCTACCAGATTCTGTTTCATCTAAATAGTCTGCTAAGTTTGCATAGTGATCCGTTGGCGGAGGCATATTTGAATCTTCGCCATAATTAATATCTACTGATCCATCTTCGTTCTCAACAACTTCTGTTGGTCCAGAATTATTTTCTGGTTCAGAAATTTGTTGAATCATTTCATCTTGAGTTACTTCTATAGTCTCATCTACGTTTGGTAGCGCTTTGTCTATTTCTGCCATTTATTTTCTCCAATCGAACTGTTTTAACATTGTTATATTTTAAATTCAAGCCTTGAGGGGTTGGTCCAGACTTGGGTGGTAATAAGTGTGTTTTGGGATATTTAGTCATCTTTTTTTAAAAAAATTAGCTATACCACCTGATGCAAAAGGATAAGGTGGATCTTCATCAGGTAGATCGTAAATAGGTTCACCGTATTTATTACTTAAATATTCGGTAGCACCTACATCGCTTGAGTTTACTTCCTCTACAATTGCTTTTTTCTTTTTAGATTCTATAAATTCTTTCATTGTAGGTTTTTGATCTGTTGCAAATTGTTTTAATTTATTAGTATCAGAATATAAATCATTTATATTGTTAACTAAATTTTCTCCATCATACTCTATGTCCCCATCAAAATTAACAACTCTTGGTTCTGTTTCCAATGCTTCAAATGTGTCTGGTGGTGTACCTTTTGTGTACTCATCAGCTTGACCTGGTTTATATACTAAGTCAACATCTCCCGCTCCCATATTTTCATCACTGTAATAAGTAACTCTAATTTCACCATCATCTAAATTTCTAGTAACTGTTATATCTTCTACGTCATAAGGACTTCCTTCTTGTCTAATTTTATCTGCTTGATTAGCATCTATAACATTTCCATCTTTGTCTATAAGAACTCTGTGAACAACTTGACGGTCTTGTGTTGCAAACTTTTTACTTACATCGTCACCTAATCTAATTACTTTATTAACTAATGAATCAAACCATTCTGGTTTACCAGGGACTTCAGTTGTTTTTATTGTATCAATAACTTTTTTAACTTTCTTAGGTCCAAATCTAAGAGAAGCTAAACCTGCAATTCCTGCAGGAATTAAACCCAACATTTTTAAAATCATTCTTCGGTTTTTATCAGGGGGTCCTCCTTCTACTAAACCTTGTCTGTCATACAATCTTTGTAATGCCATTGGTGAAGTTAGACCTGTGCCTGTAACATCACCTCTGATTTTTTTTATTTCATATGGATCATCATTCAAATTCAAGAATGCACCTATTTCTTTTAGATCTCTTATAAGTCCAGGTAATCCAGGACTATCTGGAACAGTTAATTCATCTAAACCTTGACCTGCAAGATCTTGTGGTATTGTGCTTCTAATATATTTTTCAAAACCTTTTATTCCTTTTTCTTCTGGTATTTTAAACTGCCTTATGGCCTCGTCTCTTGCATCTTTCATTTTCTCAAAACGATATGCTGCTACTGCTGCTTCTAACAAAGGAGCTGCTATCGTTCCTGTTTTACCAACTTTACTCGCTGTTTTAAATATTGGTGATCTTAAAAATCTTGGTACAAAAGAACTTGCAACAAACTTTCCAAAGTCTTTTGCTTTTCCTAAACCAAATCTACCTTGAGATTTATTATAAAGACCAAAAATATTTGATACCTCGTCTGTAAATGCTGCAGGTATTGTTAGCCACAAAGGGCTATCTTGTTCGATATCATACATTGAACCAAACATAACTTGAAAGATTGGAAGGTCTACTCCAGTTAATCCTTTTCCAATTTTACCTAAAACAGAACCACCATACTTTTGACCAAAGGCAGCTATATCTTTCATTTCTGCTCCAAGATATTCTATTAATAATTTTGGGTCCATACCACTGTTCATTTGGTTCTGCATATTACGAATTACTTTTTGAACATTGGTCAAGTCTTTTCCAACTTCTTCTATAGGCACATTTGTTTTTTCAGAAATATTTTTTATAAAATCTTGAACGTCTTTATCCTGTTTAATTAAATCTGGATTGGTTATGTTTTCTAAAGCTTTAAGTACATTTGTTTTTTTATCCTTTCTAGGAAGAACATCTACGATATCTTTTTTGATATCATCTGTTAAATTATTTAAAATATTTTGTCTAATTTTAATATTGTTTTTAAATTCTCCAATAAAATCTTTTTTAGGATCATCTAATCTTGTTGTTCCAAAATCTTCAACACCTTCTAATCTAATTTTACCTAAAGAAGATTGACCACCAGTAAGTTTAGACCAAGTGTTTTCTAGTTTAGTTTGTTTATTTAACAATTCATTAAATAATTGTTGATTTCCTGCAGCTTTGGCTTCATCCATAGCCGATAAATTTTGAATAGATCTGTTATCAAAAGTAGATTTCAAAAGATTAATATCTTTTGCAATAGGAGTAATATTTAAAAATTCTTTAAAGTTTTGATTTTTTAAAGCAGTGTAACTTGCTGGATGATCATAATTTACTTGAACACCTGGAAATTTTTCTTGAATAGTT